ATCTTTAGCTAAAGAGTTTAATCTGTAAGTGTATCTATTCTCATCAATCAGTGCTCCTGCTATCATGGTGTCAACAATCTCTCCCTTTACTTCAACACCATAAGCATTTAACCATCCTACATCGTATTGAGCATTGTGAAAAATTTTACGACAAGGTAAGGCACAAACATCTGACATATACTGTAATACTTGCTCCTTGATTAGATTACCACCACCAAAGTGACCAAAAGGATAGTATGCTTGAAAGCCTTCAGTAGCCACAGCAAATCCAATTATCTCTCCAGAGTTTGTTGCCCAACCAGAACCTAGACCCTCATTGATGCCTGTGTCCTTTGTTTCTAAATCAATGGCAATCTCTTTAGCTTCACTCAAATCTCTATAGTCTAAGGGAGCTGACCAAATATGCTTTTTAAAATTAAATGTAAGTTGAAGGCTAGTCATAATCGCGGTCTTTTATCATCTCAAGATAGTGAATCGCCTTTTGTATATCATCTTTTTTTCCTTTTAATTGATGACGACACACATATTTTATTACATTACCCTCAGCAAACTGTAATTTGTTCATGTTAATGAATTGTGAGGGTTGTATTTTAAAATTTCTATAATGTAAACTACCCTTATTCCAAAGATTATCCTCTTCAACTGTTTCATAAAATCGTTTCCATAACTCATTAAATTTTTCCAAATCTTCATCGTCAAAATGTTCACCATGCTTTTGAAAGAATTTTATTAAAAGATGTGAAATCTCATCTTTCATAATACTCACTTTTGATTTCATTTAATAAATCAAGATAAGTTAGTTCATTCTTATCTTCCAAAAATTCAATCGTTAACATCATTCGTATACCATCATAATTTAAAACCATATGTTCTTTTTGGTTGTTAAATAAAAATCTAGTCCCAGGATAATACTGCAACTCAGTAACAGTGTGTTGTACATCTGCGTGGTCTCTAAAAAAGGTATAAGATGTATTTGGAGTTGCTATCATAGAATTGACACACACACCTCTATTAGAATCAGTATGCCAATTATACATAGTGCGGTTTTCCATTTTAAGAACACCAGCTTTGTAAGAATGCCTATCGTGTAACCACTTATAAAAATTATCTTTAAATAAAATTTCATTAGGTATTGGGGTTGCTATAAAATTAAAATAAGGTATCCACTCAGTGGCTGGATTGAATACAATATTGTGTAATTCTGGACTGTAAAATTGTCCTACTTTTAGTTCTTCAAAATATGGACTCATTTTTTCTCCTGTAGGTACATAAAATAATCTTTTCCAATAGGGTAATTATATTTATAGTCTGTGGATAAAATATGTAAAGTGTTTTTTGCTCTTGTAACCCCTGTGTAATAAACCCTTTTCTCATCAGATTGCTCATCTTTTGTTTTATGAGAAAAGGATGCTGGCCAATTTGTTTTTGAATAAATCAACACATTGTTAGCCTCACCACCTTTAACAGAATGAATAGTATCAATAATTATCTGAGGTTCTTTATCAATAGTTTTTTGACCATAAGCTCGAAGTAAGCGAATAAAATACTGAGTTTGATTTGGTGTAAAGTTTCTTTTTAATACAATCCACCAAGGTCGTGTTTGTTCATAATCCTCTAAGTCTAGACCCGCCCATTCTTTTAATTGTTTAAAAGTAAACGTCTGTGTTTCAGGAATATTTTGCCAAAATTTAGGTGTTCTAAAATCAAAGTCTTTTAAATCTCTAATATATTTGTACATATTTTCAGCTTGATCTCTACTGATGGATTTATCTTTTGACAAAGTTGTCCAAGCTTTAATCGCATTCCACTGTTTTGTATCAAAAGACTTATTACCTTTATTGTCAGAAAAATATAGACCTGCATCTTTTGCGGCCATTTTTAATTCTGTCACAGTTGAATTTACTCTACCCAAAATGTACCAAGTCCCCTCAGAAGTTTTAAATGGTATTTCATTAAAGTTTAAATACCTTTTCACTGTACCAGACTTTTCAGTGTGTTCATACTCTTTTTCTACACTGTCAAATATGCCTCGCCTTATTATTTGTGAGAATTCATATATCTCTTTACCAAAGCGTCTTGTTTGTCTAAGCACAATAGATCGTCCTGGGAAATAAGTAGTAAAGTATTTTGGATCTGCTCCATTCCATTTATATATACCTTGATCATCGTCCCCAGCTAAATAGACACGTTTAACTTTATCAACCATTTTATAAATTACTGACCATTGTAAAGGTGTAAAGTCTTGAGCTTCATCAAGTATTAAAACCTCCAAAGGGGGAAAGTCTACCTCATCTATTGCTCTTTCAATCATATCTGTAAAATCTATAAAAGAATCTTTTTTATAATGCTCATAAGTATCAATCTTTCTCAAAAACACATCTAGGTTATCTTTTTTGTAACTTTCCTGTTTATATATAAGTTTAGGATCTTGCATCATATTTCTAGCTTTATCATAGATACCTAATGACCAATCTTTGTACAAAAAGCCATCATCAGCTAGACGAGTATCTGATGTTTTAATTATTTTACTCTGCAAAGCAAAATCTAACATACAGTTTTTAGGGTCAAAAACTTCTTCTTCAAAATATCTACGACAATATTTATGCAGTGTTTTAAATCTTTGAAAATCATCAGTGTCATACTTTGGAAAAGCAGCTAGCGCTCTATCTCTGGCTGTGTTGACTGCTTTATTTGTAAATGAAATAAACGCAATATCTTTTGGGTGAATACCTATTCGTAAATATTTTTTTAATACTCTCTCTATTAAAGTATAAGTCTTGCCTGTGCCTGGTGGCCCAAAGATTTTAATCGTCTTTTTGTGCAGACTCTTTTGTTTCTGGATTCCTGAATTTATCATGATACCTTTCGTCCATTTCTGATGTTGCGTCTTTTGTTTTAAAATTTTTAATACTTTGATGATTTACAAAATTAGGCATATCCACATACCAAACATTTTTTTCACCCTCTTTGTAATCAACCCTTTTACAGTTTAACATACGAAGTGCATCAGCAGTAGTGTTAAAGGTCCGTGATGCGTGTTTCTTGAGAAACTTATCAAGAGTAAGCTTTTTAAAATAACATACATTGGATTTAGAATCTAATACTACATAACCATCTTTCAGTTTATCAAACTTATCTTGTTCTATATGCGATTCAAAAAAGTCTTTTAACACAGAATAACGTTCTTCTTCTACTGTATCTGTGTACAAGTGATCCATAGATTCTTGCGCTTTCTCAACAATATTCTTCATTAACAATTCAAAAGGACTAGGCCCTTTTCTTGGTTTAGGTAAAGTGAGCCAATAAACACGATGCCTTAACAATCGTACACGAAAAGACTTCTCATCCTTCATATCTTCTGGAGTTACAGTAATCCTTGAACCTTTGAAATCAAACTCATACCAGATGTTTTTGGTATCTTGAATGTAACTAATGTTTTCAAAAGCTTCTATTATATCAGGAACTGCTTCACCAATACCTAATCGTCTGGATTTACATAATTCTTTATTACAAATAGGATTATACTCTGGATGTTTTGGTGGACATTGAAACTGATAGCCACCTTTGTGAACAGACTTAGCAAGTTGTACAACCTCTGTTCGTGGCAAAGGTTTTGCAAAAATTTGTGTGTTTCGTGTCAGTGCAGATTCCTCAAGTTGTTGCACTGTAAGTGTTGAGTTCTTTTTCATCTCTAAAACAAGAACATTAAATAAAAAATTGTTTCTGTTTGTACCACTCCACCCTTCTTGAATTAATTTTTGTACACAAGGTGGATAGTGTTTCCATTCACTTTCAGCTTCATATTCTTGTACTTTTAAATTAAAAAAATCTTTAGGTTCTATTGTTCTTTCTTTTGCTAATTGGACAAATCGTCCTACCATTATGGGTGTATTGTTACCATCAAAAGCAAACTCCATTGATGCATTCATATTGTGATAAGGCATATTGACTGCCTTGTTGCAAGGAAAAATCTCTTGCGCTAGAAAATACTGTTCATTAATTTCTGATAATTTTTTTGTGACTTTTACAACATCTGTCATTTCTGAAAAAAAAACAA